TTTTGATCTCATCGTAGAACAATCTAATCTTTAGGTTCTCGTGAAGTTTTGAGTCTAACGAGAACGACAGAATAGAGTGTCCCTTTGGGTATGTTCTTTTCATCTTAGGATGTGTGTTCCACTTTCAGTTTGTCCGCTAGAAGTCTGACGGATAAATCGAGCCTTCGATTGTAGTTCTGTAATGGTTCGTGCTCCTGAATAGGACAGTCCAGAACGAATACCTCTTTCTAGATCATCTAGAATATCCACTACTGTTCCCTTGTATGGGATGGTTGTAGCGATACCTTCCAAAGATGCGGTCTTGCCTCTCCAAGACATTTGAGCGTCCTTTGAAGCCATTCCTCTATAAGCCTTTTGCTTGCTTCCATCGCGGCCAACCAAAACATCGCCTGGGGCTTCTGTTGTTCCCGCGAGCAAAGAACCTAACATTACAAAGTCAGCACCGGCAGCAAGAGCCTTTACAATATCACCCGAGTTGCGAATACCTCCGTCAGCAATGATGGGAACAGACCCAGCGAAATGCGACCTGCTACAATCGAATATTGTTTGTAGTCCAGGGACACCGTGTCCTGTTTGGATGCGTGTAGAGCAGATTGAGCCGCCGCCAATGTTACAGCGGACACTATCCGCACCCCAAGAAGCCAAATCCTCATAGCCCTCAAAGGTCGCAACATTTCCAGCCATTATGTGAACATCATCGCTAACCATCTGCCTTAGCAGTTTTAGAGCCTGCTTCATTAGAGAATGGTGACCGTGCGCCACATCAACACAGATTACATCTGCGCCTGCTTCATAGCAAGCATATGCTCTTTCAAGAAAGTCGCCAGATGTTCCGACTGCTGCGCCAACCAATGAGTTTCCTTCACTAGCCTCCGCAACCATTCTTGCTTGATCTTCAACATCATTGTATCTGTGAATAATCGCGATGGCTCCCTTTGCGTCCAATGCTTTCGCCATAGCCACCTCTGAGACTGTGTCCATTGGAGACGCTATGATGGGCAGATCACAATCAATAAACCCAAGTTTAGAGTTTAGACTAACTTCTTTTCTTGACTCAATATCCGAATACTGCGGGACAAGCAATACATCGTTATAAGCTAAACCTTCTCTCATTCTATATTCTCCAATCCTTCTTTTACTTTGCTAAATACTTCCCAGCAGTCTGGGCAAGTCAAGCGCACCCTATCTTCTACTACTGTTACTTGCCAAGTTTTGACTGTCTCGTGCGTTCTCTCAAACTCTGTTTTGCAAACGCAGCATTCTTTGGGATGATCAAGGAAAGCAGCAGTTTGCTTTTCTAATCTTTCCTTTGCTTCCTTCCGTTCTTTCTTTTTTTTACCCGGAATGTGTTTTCTTATCTTTTTCATTGATCTTCAAAAACTCTCTGTATTGTTCATTTAGATTATCATAATATTTTGTTTTACGCAAGGACTTGTGCGCATCATTTAGGACTTTTCTGTGCGCAATATTTATCAAAAAGTAAGGCGCTTTTGCTCTCGGATTGAAGCCATCTATATCCACCTCATCATTAGGGTTGAAACAGATATTCTTGTAATCTTCAAGACCAAGTCTCTTCAAGATCTTATTGATAAAGATCTGAAAAGGTTTTGTGTCCTCGGGACCTAACTGATGCGGCAAAGCAATGATCGCACTATCATAATCAGATGCAGCGAACTCTTCCAACAGATCTTTTATACCCTTGTCGTCTTCCCCAAGCATAGCAATCATCAACTTATTGTTCGCTAACTCTGGCGCAGCAAAAGGACACACAGTCATACCGCTAAACTCTGTTCTCTTTTCATTCAGAACATTGTTGATGTAATCAGTTATTTGTTTTTTGTATGAACTGGACATATCGGCTCAAATACCACTCTGCTTTCTTTAGATCTTCAATACTATTCTTTGATTTCTTACCTGCTCTTGAAATGTATTTGACGACATTACCAAGATGAAAATTAAGATCCCAAGCCTCAATAACTTTGATTGCTTCGTATAGATTGCTCTCGCCGCCATAATGGTCTGGGTGATTTACTTTTTCGGTCATTCTTCCCCCCAATCACAATCACAGGGATCGCATTCACAATAAGGGCATTGCTCACTCATTTTCGCTCCTAATCCTTCTGTAAGCTCCGACTGTTTCGGGGAATAGGTCCGTAGCAATCTCCAAGCAAGCCTCGGCAACCTTTTGGATTTCCCATTGTGCCCCTTCGTGTGTGCGAAGGTCAATAAACTTCAAAAGGTTTGATAGATTGACTGTGCCGTAGTATTCAGTGTAAAGGTTCTGTGGTAGAACTCCACGGGCTTGCTCTCGACAAACGCCTGCCGACATCATCCTTTCGTAAAGATCAAGAGACATTTGATGGTGTAGCATAACCATCTCATCGCAATCACTTCCGCAAGATAGAACAGGATTGATTAGATCTTCGGCGTTTGATGCCTGTCGGTTTGTTTTATGTTGTGTTCTGAAAACCTTCGGCTCATAGAACTGAATATTCACATCTGTGTATCTTCTTGAAATCTCGTTATAAGACCAAGTGCGATGACGATGATGTTGCGAACGAACATAAAGTGGGACGACAAACTTAAATGTAATGCCGCAATGTTCCAAAGTTGAAGTATGGCGATGCTTGATAAGATAGTTGATTAACTTTTTATCTCGTTCGTCAAGTTCTTCTTTATGCTTCCCGAAGGACACTCGGGCACTATTCACGACGGATTTATCTGATCCATAACTCTCAATAAGTTGAACCTTTCCAATACCGTCGCCATATAAATAAATCGTTTTGTTTTCGTCTTCGTGGTTCATTTATAATCCTATATTTCTATATGTTTCCAAGTTTGTCTTTTAACTATTTTTCTAATAGCAGCGGGACTAACACTATATTCTCTTGATAGTTTTACTATTTGCCCGCGTTCTCCTGTGTAGGCTCTCAATATATCACGAACCTGTTCTTCGGTCAAGCGGCTTGCTGGATTTTCTGTTCCAGAGGTAAAGCCAGCCCCAGGTGTCTTTATGCCTTTATTCCAAGGAGCCCGTTTTGGCTTTTCTATTTTTGAAAATCCCTCCGATGCTGGCTTATGACTTTCAAGCCACTCTACTAACATTTTAAGTTCTTCCAGGCTACTATCAAGTTTCTTTCTATTAAACTTTCGGGAAATCCAAGTAACATTACCTTTCACATATCCCTTTGAAGGTATAAATCTATCAAGTTCGGCAGAGTTGTCGTCGCCGCGATCTTCAAGACGACAAGAGATATATATTTCTTCTCCCGATATGGGACAAACGCCGGACCAAATAGATTTTAAGAACTCCGGATCTAAATCGTAATCAAGACCGTTGTATTTGGCGGCACCTCTTAACTTTTGATGTTTAAAGATAAAAGGATTTGTTTTTTTTCTCTCGTAATAAGTTTTTCTTTGGTTTTCATTTCTACAAGATTTACAGATATTTCTATACTTTGTTTTTCTATCCGGTCGAGGAACTAACTCATCTTCACTTTTGGTTTCGTTACAGGTATTACAAATAAGCATTAAAATGCCCTCCTATTATAAATAGTTACACGGGCGACTTTTATCTTATATTTTTAATACCCTATGAGTTCCGTTAGAAAAACCTTCCCCCTAATCCAATAGAGGGAAGGTTATACTCCTTTATACGATCTCGTCAATCACGCCCAGCTTAACAGCCTCTTCGGCAGACATATACCAGTCAACCTTGTTCTTTAGAACGTCGGCCAACTTCTTCTTTGAGATATTGGTTCTCTCCAAAGTAATATCCTCAATCACCTTTTGAAGACGCTTTGTTTCCTGTAGCCTCTCTTCCATATCTTGAACCTTACCGTAGAAACCAGTGGAAACCTGATGGTAAAGCGGCGTGGATAGCTTATATCCGAAACGCTTATGTCCCGAGATCAAAATCATAAACCCACAAGACATAGCAGCACCAGTTACAATGGTGTGGATTGGAGTTTCAGACTTCTCCATAACCCCAAGCAAACCAAAGCATTGGTATACTGCGCCACCATAAGAATCAATGTAAATCTTAATCGGCTGTGGCGTGTAGTCCAAACCGTGGACAGCATATAACTTCTTTAAATGAGCATCGTCGGCATTGATATCGATGATGCTCTTTGTCAACTTGTTCATTGACTCCTGATCAACTTGTTCCGGCAGATAAAGGAACCGATCCTGTGGTAGCGGTAGTGCTTTTGGCATTTCTATCTATTCTCCCTTTTATTAAATCTCTAGCGTAGCAATTAACACACAAAGCCATATCCGTCTCTCTATCAAGACAGTCAAAGACGCGCCCACAACAAGAACACCTTGTATGAGCGTCATTCATATGAGAAACTAATTGCTCCCTTGTGTCTGACATTTTTTGACAATACGGACACTCTATCATTTACTTACCCGTGCTTCCCAAGGCACCATCACCCCGGTTAGAAATGGTAATCGGATGCCAATCATAAATGTTGGGATCATCCGAGGCAACAAAACGAGCGTGAACAACTGGAACCACAACAGCCTGTGCAATCTTGTCCCCAGGCTCGATAGTCTGCCAGTGCTTGCCAATATTGTGAAGGTTAACAAAAACCTCACCATCATAACCTGAATCCACAACGCAGGCTCCGACTAAAAGCTGACGCTTGGCAGCCATGCCGGAGCGATTCTTAATCTCCAGCATATATCCGTGTGGAATAGCAAATCGTAGACCCGTAGGTAGCAACTTGCTTTCACCCGGATCAATTCGAAGGCCACGCACAGCAGCATCGTCTGGGCTAAATCGCAGATCCAAACCTGCATCTGACGGATTTGACCTCGTCGGGGGGTGAACGTTATCGTGAATCATATGGTACTGTAAAATCATTTTAAATCCTTTCTGGTGATTCTGAAAAGACAACATTAATGTATCTGTTGTCGCTGAGGAATCGTCTGATATATTGCTTCCAAAATATCTCCGAACCCAACTTAAGCATAATAGCATTGTTGTCTGAAGAACGCAAGTTCCAAGCGCCAGTTTGTCGAAGAATATCAACCTTGTTAATAATCACATCTGTGACCCCATTAATCTCTACTGCTTTCTTTAGATCTCGAATGTTAAGCCAGTTGCACTGACGGGGACGACCAGTAGTCGCACCAAATTCATCTCCTAGACTCTGCAGCAAATCAAAAACTCTTCCTTCACCGTGAAAGTCCTTTGCTCCCACGTAAGTGTCGTAAGCCTTGGTGATACCGTATACTCTTCGGACAGCCTGCGGCGGGATACCGTTTAGGAGCGCCCCAGCGGTCGTACAGTGGCTTGAAGTAACGAAAGGGTAATCTCCCCAGTCAATGTCCAATCCAAAGCCTTGTGCGCCCTCACAGAGGATCACAACCTCTTCGTCTGTCTCGTGAAGTTCCCGATACATATCAATAAGATAAGGAGTATCTTGAAGCACCTCGAAAGCTAATGTTCCTCTGCGATCATACTTATCGCGATAAGCTGGACCATTGCCTCGCTTCGTGGTTCCAATGGTTGTGTCCTTTCCATCCTCTTCTAGATGGGCATCGGTGATGATATGAGCATTGCTTGCGATAAAGATTAGCCCATCTGTATTGATTCCGCCCTCATGGAGCATTTGAATCTCTCGATTGAATTGATCTATATTTACAACGCATCCATTACCAATAATGGACCTTACACCAAAGAATACTCCAGCAGGAATATGGTGTGTTACAAACTTAACGCCTTCGTGATAAATGGTGTGACCTGCATTGCAGCCGCCGTTGAAACGAATGCAATGAGTGTAGTCTCCATTCTTCAAAAGGTGATGTGTTACTTTTCCTTTGCCTTCATCACCATAAGACAAACCTACTACGATATCAGCTAACATTTTTCATTCTCCAATTTAGCAATTCTTTCATTCATGATTTGATAATAATTTTTATCTTTCTCGATACAAATATATTTTCTTTCACTTTTTATGGCAGCTAACGCTGTGGTTCCAACTCCTGCACAATTATCCAGAATAATGTCGTCTTTGTTACTATAAGTTTGAATAAGATACTCAAACATACTAACTGGCTTTTGTGTTGGGTGAAGAACTTTTCCTTCACTCTCGGCGGTCTTAAAGTATTGTACTGTTCGCGGATAACGCAACCCAGTATCGTTTTTTACCAAAACTTCTTTTTGTTTTCCATACACTTCGGTAGGGCGGTGGGCGCTTCCTTTGTTATACGGGGTGCCCTGCCACATTTGAGGATTATATACCGGAAGCTTACGATAAAAAACGCATACATCTTCATGCGCCTTCATTGGCATCTTTTTGGCGTTTAAGTAACCAGTAGCTTTTGATTTTTCCCAAACCCAATTGTAACGATAATCCTTAAGGTTAGAATTAATCAAAACACTGGTAAACGGCTGTGATGCTGTTAGAATAATCGCTCCGTTTCTCTTGGTAACGCGGTGGTACTCTTCCCACAGCGGCTCAAAAGGAATAATAATGTCCCACTTGCATTTAGTGGTTCCGTATGGGAGATCGCACAAAATCATGTCAATGCTACCATCTGGGATGTCTTTCATTACTTCTAGGCAATCGCCTAATAAAACTTGGTTTTCCATTTCTACCCTCTCATCTCAAGCAAAAAATCAATCTCAGGCTTTCGCCATGTGCTTGGGTGTTGTTCTCTCTGCAGAGGACGTGAAGTTCTGGGCAGCCACTTCTTATACCCGAAACGATCATTCGCTACTACGGAAAAATACTTTACCTTGGCACGCAGTGTAGTCGCGATATCAGCGCGCAGAACCACCAATGACTCTTCAAACTTGTCGTTAAACAATCTATATTTGGTGGTGCTGCTTAAAACAAAGTAGGGACAGTCTAATCCTAGGTCCAAAAATCTCTGGGCTGTTTTGGCAAACCCGAATACGGCTCGTTCCGCAAAGCAAGAGTCTACGTAGTGCCCCTTGCATTCCTCAATGATGACCAACTTGCCAGCGGAATCATAAACATACCAATCGGCATTAAAAGCCGCAAGGCGATCGTCATGAATTTCGTTTTCTACACGAAAACCTGCCTTTTCGTAGATGCGCTTTCGATGTGCCTCATACTCAACGCCGACCACATCTTTCAGTGCTTTGTCCGTTTGATTTACAGTGGTGATTGTATCATCACAAAACTGGTCAAAACTGTCACAATAATCTTTATCAGTTAATACCATTCTTTATCCTAACAATCTTAAGTTACGCTTAATTGAGCGAGTGGAGAATCCCCAGGCGGGGTCATAATCCAACTTGCCCATATAAGGACGGTTCAGATGAATCCTATCCTTGCCTTCAACTATACCCCAACAACGGAAGCGTGTCAACACCGAATTGGAATCAATTACTTGAACAATCCAATAAGGCTTGCCGTTCTTTGTTTTCTTGCGAATAATCTCGCGTGGGATAAACCATACAAGGCCCAACTCTGGATCGTAATCCGAAATCGCCGGAATGAAATATTCATCCAACTTTTGTTGCACCTCTGGTGTCACCACTAGAGACATAGGGAAGATTCCAGTGATTGTCGTTAGATTCTCGATTTCTTCCTCTGGAGTGAAGTCGCCTTCGTTCTTATACTTCTCGATATTCTCATTAAACTTCTTGCGGTTGTAAACTCTATCCACCGCGACAGCAGACCAGAAATGCTTGCGACCAGTAAAGCGATCGTCCATTAGACTATTCATTGCTCCTGAGCGGACCAAAACATCAAGAGCCTTTTTGTTTAGCTTGCTGTAAACGATATCATCGTGGAATAGAAACTCCTCGACATTCGCAAACGGACGGTTATCAACAATCTGCTGAATTGCTGCGTCACCAAGTCCCTTTAGGCCGGCAAGAGGCTGAATAAGCTTGCGATTATCATTTGGATCAATCTCCCATTCAAACGAAGAGCGATTTACGTCTGCCTTTTCGATAAAGAAACCATTTGCCTTTGCAATGTTGATTGCTTTTTCCTTGCGCTTCTCGGGCTCCTTGTCCAAGAAGGATGCCATCCACTCTACCGGGTAGTAATTCCATAGCCACGCGCATTGGAAAGAGATTGCGGAATAAGAAATAGCGTGAGACTTGTTGAAGCCATACCCGGAGAAGTATTCAAACCTCTCCCACATTCCTTCTGCTTCGTGCCTACGAATGCCTTTTTCAACACAACCCTCAACAAACTTGTCGTGGATTTTCATCTTTACTTCGTGACCCTTGCCGGTTCCCTTCTTGGTAAGAACCTTGCGAAGAAGGTTGCCTTCATCAAGAGATACGCCCTTACCCAACTTGTGAGCAAGTAGAGCAATCTGCTCCTGAAAGATAAGGAACCCGTAAGTTTCTTGTGTAACATCCTTAATGTGATGATTCATGTAATCAATCTCGTCTGCGTTCTCCTTGGCTTGAATGTATTGCTCGTGAACATTTGCTGATAGAGGACCGGGACGATAAATCGAAGTAATGGCGGAAATGTCAACTAAAGACTTTGGCTGTGCATTGGAGCAGAATTCCTGTGCCCGCCCTTCGGTGAACTGAAAAATTCCCGCGAAATTGCCCTTCTGAAAAAC